TATACCTATTTTAAAATTGGGCAATACCTGGCGCGCGACCATAGCACGGTAATACACCACAAGCATGTATTTGAGATGTGGCAGAATATGCCGAAATACTACGGCAAGCAGTTAGCTAAGTATGAGGCAGTTTTGAAGGCTTGGAGGGGGGAAGCGTGACGATAGTTAATTTACGTGAATTTGATTGCAGCACTGGTTTAATTAATATTTTATATCAAAACAATGATATTTTGGTTAGAACGTCTACAATAAAAGATATGTTATTGATTGATAAACTTCAAAAAGAAAATTCCAACGCTGTAGGATTTATTCAAAAAACCATTTGGGAAAAATATGTGTTTGGTGGGGAAAGGAATTTTATAGCTTTAATATGTGAGGCGAATAAAGACGCTGTTGGCTATGTGCTTATAACTCCAGGGTTATCCAGTTATAAATATGCCAAAATCCAACAAATTGCAGTTAGAAATGATGCGAGGCGATTGCATTATGGAACCGCGCTATTAAATGTATGTAAGCAATTTTGCATAAAATTTCACCGGATTGGATTTACTTTAAGATGCCGTACAGATTTGGAATCAAATAATTTTTGGATAAATATGGGATTTACAAAATATGGAGTTTGGGAAAAAGGTAAAGTTAACCATGTAGGGTTTAAAGCATCAAATGATATAAATCTCTATAAAATAGATTTAAATCCTAATATTATTCAATTATTTTAATAATGAAAGTCAGTTTTTATCCTTCCATTACAAAAACCAACAGCCGCGAGGTTAGCGATATTATTAGCATTTTAGAAAACATAAAAAACGGGGTTTACGAGGATTACGTTTACCCCGTTCGAAATGCCAAAAATGACAAAGAAAAAAAAGAAGCCAAATCTAAAGCACCGTGCATTACAACCAGCGGAACGTTTAGCCAGCGCGGTAACGATTATCTACTGCAACACAGCGGACTGATTGCTATTGATTTCGACCATTTAGAGGACATTGGCGACGCTTTTAATTTGCTTATTAACGACGTTTACAGCTTCGCGGTTTTTCGCTCGATTTCCGGCAATGGCCTTTGTGCGTTTGTAAAAATAGACGGACGCAAGCATTTGGAGGCGTTTTTAGGCTTGGAGCGCTACTATTGGCAAACGTATAACTTAGAGGCCGACAGAGCCTGCAAGGACGTAAGTCGACCGCGTTATTTGTCATACGATCCTGATTTGTTTTTAAACGAGCAATCGCAGCCTTTTAAAGATTACGTCAAGCGCGAAACAAAGGCCGAAATTAAGGCGTTTGAGAGCTTTAAAGGTGGCGACCATTACCAGCAGAAATTTGAGCGCGTTTTAAGCCGTGTAAATTGCGATATTACGCAAGGTTACGATAACTGGGTGAAGCTTGGCTTTGCCATTGCTTCCGAATATGGCGAATCGGGGTTGGATTATTTTAAACAGCTGAGCCAATACCATCCCGATTATGACGCCTACAAAACTGAAAAAAAATACCGTAGCCTATTAGGCGACCGAAACAGCGGTATAACGATACGGACGTTTTACTACCTGTGTAAGTTAAACGGCATAGACATAAGCGACGAGCGCGAAACAAAAACACGCCAAACAGCGCGTAAGCTTAAAACGGCAGGAAAAACCGAAAAACAGGTAATTTCCGAAAATCCCGAATTAATCCCCGAAATAGTAGCCGAGGAATTTGCTAAACCTGAACAGCAGCACCGTGGGCAGTTTGATATTGAAGCCTTTGAAATTTGGCTGCGGGAGCGTTTCCCTATCAAAAAAAATGAGGTTACGCGATTTTACGAAATGCAAGGTAAGCAGCTGGAGCAATCCGATATAAACACGATTTACATAGACGCAAAAAAGCAATTTCCGAAAGTTTCTCGGGATATAGTGGAGAGTGTTATTTTCTCGAATTATACGCCAAGTTACAACCCGATTAAATCGTATTTTGAGAGCCTCAAATGGGATGGAATAGATCATATTGCCAAACTTGCTGAATCGATAAACAGCAATACAGGGACGGAGGAATATCGCGAATTTGGCCTGCGAGCGTGGCTTATTGGCATAGTGGAAAGCATTTTAAAAGGGAAACCAAATATTTTGTGCCTGGTATTAGCAGGGAAACAAAACACGGGTAAATCGACGTTTTTCACGCGCTTATTGCCTGAGCATTTAAAAAGATATTTTGCAATGTCGCAGCTCGACCGTGGCAAGGATGACGAAATTTTAATGTGTCAATCCTTACTAATATTTGACGACGAATTTTCGGGGAAATCCAAGCAGGACGCTAAGCACATGAAACGCATATTGTCGGCCCCATCGTTTACGCTGCGCGAGCCATATGGACGTAATAACGTGACGCTTAAACGTATTGCAACGCTGTGCGGTACGTGTAACGAATTGGACGTGTTAAACGATCCGACAGGTAACCGCCGTTTTATCGTCTTTGAGGTTGTCGGGCAGTTTGATTATAAGCTGTATAATAGCATCGATAAAAACCAATTATTTGCCCAGTGCGTTGAGCTTGTTAACAACGGTTTAACCTCCGATTTGGAGGGCGATTTCGTTAATCTTATGGAGCAGGTCAGCGAGGATTTTCTAGAAATAAGCATAGAAGAAGAGCTTTTATTGCAGCATTTTAATGCCAACGATACCAACGTAAGGACTAGGCAATGGATGCCCACAACCATGATAAAGGACTATTTAGAGGAAAATTCTAACCAAAAATTAAGCATCAAACGCCTTGGCCAAATGTTAAGAAAGCACAATTTTGAGCGAATAAAGCGGAATAATTCCTACGGTTACATGGTTGCAGCAATTTATCTTACCCAAAAGTGATTATTGATATTCAACAAGTTAGCATCATGCTGGGTAAGATAGGTAAGTTAGGTAAGTAAATTCCTTGGAGAGTTAATGTAATATAAAAAAATATTGTGTGTGTATATATAAATTTATTTTATCCTGCATATTTTATAAAAGTATCTTACCCATCTTACCCAATAGCATTGGAAGCCTTGTATTTATTGGGGCTGAGGTTGGGTAAGATAGCCTGTTTTTATCTTACCCACATCTTACCCATCTTACCCAATTAAAAAAATCCTATATTTGCAACATGCCGACCATAAACAAACGGGCAAAGCAGTCGCCACAACGTGACAACAACGACCACCAAGGCCGCAATTATTACCATTCAGGGTATCAGACCAAGCAATGGAGAGCAATGCGCCGAGCTATATTGCAGGCTTCGCCTCTATGTGTTGAATGTGGTAAGCTTGGCCGTGTGACTTTAGCTAACGTTATAGATCATATTAAGCCAGTTCGCTTGGGTGGTGAGTTTTGGGAACAGAGCAACATGCAACCGCTGTGCGTGAGTTGTCATAACAGCAAGTCCGCGAAGGAAAGGCACGGCAACCCGGTAGCACCATCCGAATATCCACACGAAGGCCACAAAACCGCTGGTCACTCTTTTTCACACCCGCGAGAAAGTAAATAAGATGAAAGGAAGGCCAAAAATACCTACAGAATTAAAAAAACTGAAAGGAACCGAGGACAAACGTTGGATGTTGGAAAATGAAGTTAAATTTGATTTAGTGATGGGCGACAATTCCGATAAAATAAAATTGAAAGGCGACGCGCTGAAAATATTTAGCGAAGTTTGCGAGCAGCTGCGCAAAACTGGAATCATGGCCGAAGTTGACAGCGAGTTGGTTTCGGCGTATGCGCAAAAGTTGGCGACGTATAAGCAGGCAATAAAAATGCTGGAAGCCGAGGGCGAAGTGATAACTGGAGAAAAAGGCACGCGCATAAACCCGTGGTTTGATGTCAGCGAGCGAAGCCTGAAGCAAGCCATTGCTATTGGCGTATTGTTTGGAATCACACCAAGCGCACGCGCTCGGATTCCTGCGCAGGCAGCACCGGCGAGCAAATTAGAATTACTTAAAAAGAAAATATCATGAAAGTATTTAAGATTGAACAGACCGCGAGCGGTTGGGTTATAACGATTGACGGCGCGGCCGTTGACAAATGGGGCAAGCCATCAGACACGCCACACGTTTACCGCAATAAATATCTGGCGCAGCTTGCGGAGCGGTATCTGAAAAATATAACGGTTACCGTAAGCACCGACGAAGACAGCACCGACGTGGTGGTAAAATGGAGCAAGCCAAAGCATACGCGGAAAAAGTAATCAGCGGCGAGATTGTAGCCGGGCAGCTTGTGCGCAATGCGTGCGAGCGTTTTCTGCGCGACCTAAACAGCTGGCAGTTTGAGCAGTCAAATGTTGATCACGCCGTAACGTTTATCCAAGAGTTGGAGCATACCACCGGCGAGCATGCAGGCCGTAAGTTTATACTTGAGCCATGGCAGTATTTCATTGTGGCCAATTTGTTTGGGTTTGTAAACGATGACGGAACGCGTAGATTTACGCGGGCTTACGTTGAGGTACCGCGGAAGAACGGGAAGTCGACGTTTAGCAGCGCGCTGATGCTGTATGGATTATTGGCCGACGGCGAGCCAGCGGCGCAGGTGTATAGCGCAGCAACGAAGCTTGACCAAGCAATGATGGTATTCGGCGAATCGGTGCGAGTTTGTCAGAACGTAGATTTTTTGCAGGGCGAGGTTGTCGTAAACAACAGCGTTAACAATCGGCGGATACTATACGGGCAGAATCTGTATAAGCCATTGGAATGGAACCCGAATAAACAGGACGGTTTAAATACTCACTTCGCTTGCATAGACGAATACCACGCTCACCCAAGCGACGACCTATACAACGTAATTCGTAATAGTATGGGCGCACGCAGGCAGCCGTTGCTGTTTACGATTACTACGGCGGGATTCAACCGCGAATCGCCATGCTACCGACACCGGCAGTATTGCGGTAACGTGTTAAGCGGCGCAATTCAGGATGATGGTTTGTTCACGATAATATACAGCCTTGACAGCGGCGACGATTGGACAGACAGGAAAGTTTGGGCGAAGGCGAACCCGAACTGGGGCGTGAGCGTTTACCCGCGGCAGTTGGAGCAGGCAGTTAACGAAGCGAGGGAGTTCGTTCATAAGGAAGTCGAATTTAAGACAAAGTTGTTAAACGTTTGGACGGATACGGCGCAAACGTGGATTAGCGATAAGGACTGGGCAGCATGTGAGCAGCAGCTTAGTTTATTGGGCGAGCGCTGCTATGGTGGTTTAGATTTGGCGAGTACTTCGGATTTTTGCGCGTTCAGTTTGTGGTTTCCAGAACACAACGCCGTCAAGACGTGGTATTATTTACCAGAGGCTGCGATTAAGAAACGGACGGATAACGTAGGGCAGTCATATCAGCAGTGGGTGAGGGATGGGCACATCGTGGTAACCGATGGGAACGTAACTGATTACGGATTTATAAAGCGGCATATTATGGAGCTGGCCGAAGATTACGACATACAGGATATTAGCTTTGACCGATTTAACGCGTCGCAGTTGGTTATTGAATTGCAAAACGAAGGTTTGCCGATGTTTCCATTTGGTCAGGGATTTGTTAGCATGAGCGCGCCGACGAAGGAACTTGAGCGCAAGGTTATGAATAAAGATTTAATCCATGACGGCAACCCGGTAACGCGGTGGATGTTGGGTAATGTGCTATTGCAATACGATCCTGCTGGCAACGTGAAAGTAAACAAAGCTAAGTCAGGCGACAAAGTGGACGGCGTGGTTTCGATTATCATGGCGTTGGGCGGGTGCATGATTGAGGCCGCAAAAAATGAGACGCAAGATTTTTGGTTTGTGAAGCTATGAGGTTAGAGCTTATATATATCGACGAATACATTAAGCGATATTATGAGCTATTGCCATTACATCCAACCTACGAGAAAGCTTGGGAGGCATTGGAGGCAGAATATAAAAACGCCATCGGACGCAACCGATACGCTAACTATGCAACGTTTCGCGTGGTGCTGTGCCGATGGATGAAAATAAATAGACGTTGTTAACGTCATGTAAGTAATTTAATATTTAATTTGTATTATGCAATTTCGGCTATGGCCAACTAAAACAGAGAAACGTAGCAGCCTATCAGCGCCGCCTGATTGGTTAGTAAATACGCTATCGAATATATTTGGGATTCAAACCAAGTCGGGCGCGGCTGTTAACGAAAATACAGCGTTATCTATTTCCAGCGTTCACGCTTGCGTAAGAGTTATAAGCGACGGCATAGCAGGATTGAGCTTGAAGCTTTACAAGGACGACGGAGCAAATAAGACGCAGATAACTAATAATTACGCGTCGGCGTTATTGAACGATCCTAACAGTTATCAAACCAAATTTGATTTTATCAAATACATGGTGGGGCAGTTGGTTTTAAAGGGCAACGCATACGCATTTATTAATCGCGACGCGCGGTTTATAGCATACGAATTGCATCCAATCCGCAGCGAATACGTCGAGCCGATTATTGAAAACGGCCAATTATTTTACCGCGTTACAATGAAAGGTTACCCGCCAATGGTTCCGTCTACAGACATGCTGCATTTTAAAGGGCTATGTACTGATAACCCATTGAAAGGTAAAAATCCTATACAGGTTCACGCTGAAAGTTTGGGCATTGATTTGGCAGCGATTAGCAGCAGCGCAGGCGTTTACAAAAATGGAGTTTTAAAATTTCTGTTAACAAGCGACGCGGTAATTAAGCCAGAGCAAGCGGCGAATTTAAAAAATAGCTTAGACGATGTTATCCAAGGCCAAGCGCGCAGCACGGTGTTGCCCAATGGTATTAAGATGGAGAAATTAAGTTTAAGCCCAGAGGAAGCGCAGTATATTGAGCAGCGTAAATTTTCAGCGCAGGAAATAGCGCGCATGTTTGGCGTCCCTGCTTCCATGATTGGAGCAAGCGACGGCGGTATTAAATCAAGCGTTGAACAGGAGTTTCAGGATTTTTATGCGCGGACGTTGTTAGCGTATGCGATTAACATCGAGCAGGAAATGGGGCGCAAGCTGTTGACGGAGCAGGACAAACAAACGGACTATTTTAAATTTAACTTTAATTCATTATTGAGAGCAACGGCAAACGATCGCGCAGACTTTTACAACAAGGGCATACGCGGCGGATGGTTGTCGCCAAACGAGGCACGAATGTTTGAAGATATGAATGGCTACGGCGAAGGCGCTGGTTACATGGTTGAATCTAATCTAATCCCAGCGGAGCAGATGGGTGCATACATGGACGCTAAGATAATTAACTTAACTAACAAGGCATTGAATAACAACAACCCGACAGGGGATAACAATAACATCGAAGCGTAATGAGAGAGAAACGCACCATAACAGGAACTATAAATTACCGCTCCGAAGGCGAAGGCATGCCAACGCAGTTGGGCGGCATTGCTGCCGTAGTAAACAGCGTAACGGATTTGGGCTACTTCGAGGAAGTAATAGCACCGGGCGCGTTTGATTACGCGTTAAGCAAAGAATATGACATACGTTGCCTATTCAACCACGAAAGCGAGCTAATTTTAGGCCGCACAAAAGCAAACACTTGCAAGGTGTTTGTTAATGGCGACGGCAATTTAGAATACACTTGGATTCCAGATTATGAAAACCCGACGCATGTTAGCGTAGTGCGCAGCATTATGCGCGGCGATATTACGCAGTCGTCTTTTGCGTTCACGATTCGCGAACAGGTTTGGACAGAATCCGAGAAATACGGAACGATGGGCAAGCGCGTGGTTAATGTGATTGAGGATTTATACGACGTTAGCCCGGTTACATATCCAGCATATGAGGAAACCGAAGCAGACGCACGCAGCATTTTAAAGATGCGCGACGAACAGCGCGAAATTGACGCGGCCGAGCAGTCAAAGGCCGACGCTGATATTATTAAATTGATTGCAATCAGATATAAAAATTATTAATACATGAAAAATATTAAGGCACTTAAAGAAGAGCGCGGCCATTTGTTAGACGAATTGGCTGGCTTGCAGACTGTTATCGAGCGCGAAGCTCGCAGCATGAGCGAATTGGAAACCAACAGATTAAACGACATTGAAGCCCGTTTGTCTTCTATTGCTAACGAAGTAGAGAAGTTAGACAAGCTTCAAAACTTGGCTGCGCAAGCTGCTGGAAACAGCGTAAGCCGCAGCGAAGAGAAAGAAAAGTCTAAGATGAAGGATCAGTACAGCTTCAAGCGCGCTATGGAAATGGCCATTTCTGGCCGTCGCGATGGCGTTGAAGGTGAGTTTAACGCTATAGCTGCTGAAGAATACCAGCGCAGCGGTGTTTCTGTTTCTGCTCATTCAATCAAAATTCCTTCCGAAGTTTTCAAACGCGATATGACTGCTACCGGTGGAAGTTCAGGTTCCGAGGGTGGCGTAAATATCCAAACTTCTGTTGGTTCTATTATCGACGTGTTGTTGCCTCGCACCGTGTTGCGCGGTTTAGGCGTTCAACAGTTGTCTAACTTGGTAGGTAACTTAGACCTTCCAACTGCTTCAACATTGCCAAGCGCAGGTTGGAATACTGAAAACGGTTCAGCTACCGAGAAAAGCCCAGCGTTCAGCAAGGTAACTTTTTCTCCAAAAAGATTGGCTGCTTACATTCAGGTTTCTAACCAGTTAATGCTTCAGTCATCTAACAGCATCGACGCTTATGTTAGAAATTGGTTATTGCAGGCTATGGCTCAGAGCATGGAAGCTGCTGCCATCAAAGGCGGCGGTTCTAACGAGCCAACCGGTATTATTGCCAATGCCAACGTAAACGTAGTTTTCGCAGGCGGTGCTACTTCAAACGCAACTAACGCCAATGGAGCTGCTCCAGTTTGGGCTGACGTAGTGAATTTGATGAAGGCAGTTGAAAACGCAAACGGCGAGGGTGTTGCTTACTTAACTAACCCATTGGTTAAAGCTAAGTTGCAAACAACTCCACGTCAATCAAGCGGCGTTGAAGGTAACTTTATATGGCCTGCTGGTGGTTCTGAATTGAACGGTTACCCTGTAGCTACTTCAACTTTGGTTCCTTCCAACTTAACTAAAGGTTCTTCCTCTACATTAAGCGCTGCTATTTTCGGAGATTTCTCTAAGATGGCTTTGGCTTCATGGGGTGGAATGGAATTGACCGTTGACCCATATAGCGGCGCAACTGCTGGTTTGACCAACGTTGTGTTGAACGCTTACATGGATTGCAATTTATTACAGCCTGCGGCTTTCGCAGTATGTAAGGACATCGTAGCCTAATAAGAACGTGGCGCGGCCGTTATCCGCGTGCGGTGCTGGTGGTTAATTCTGCCAGCATCGGCCAATTATGAAAGTAAGATTTTTGACCAACCCAACCGGCAAGTGGAATTTATCCTATAGCCTTGGCGAAGTTGTTGAATTAGAAACGAAACAGGCCGAGCTGCTTATTGAAGCGGGCGACGCTGTATTGGTGGAAGAGGCCAAGCCGAAAAAAGTAAAGCCAATTAATCCCGAAGAGGGCGACTAATGATTACAGGAAAACGCATTATATCCTATAGCAACGCCGCTACTGATTACGTTTCATTAACGGAAGCGAAGCAGCATTTGCGCGTAACGTCCACAAGCGACGATACATATATCAGTAATTTGATTATGATGGCTGTAGATGCGTGCAGCCAATACCTTGGCTATAGCGTGCGTAAGGCATCGGTTCAGTATGGGTTTGATAATTTAGTGGGGCAGCCTGCAATTATGAATCCTGTGAACGGAACGGAGCAGCCTATAGGGAATTTGCTAAGAATACCGGGAAGAGTTTTAAGCTTGACAAATGTTCAATATGTTGACGACAATAATACTGCGCAGGCGTTTACTGATTATATTGTTTCGCCTCAGCCATTGGGTAGCTACGGCCGCACCTTATTTATAACGGATGCGCCGAGTTCGACTACCGACGACACTACCAAATATTTGGTAACGGTTACAGAGGGATTTGAGCCGCCATCGGCTACGGGTGTAGATGCGAGCGACATCATGCCGCAGTCAATTAAGTTCGCCGCGCTGTTATTGGTGGGACAATATTATGATAACCGCGCTTCGATTGTGGTGGGTACTATACAATCTACTATGGATTTCGGATTGCATTATTTGCTTGATCCTTATAAGGCAAACTATTTCATATGAACGCGGGTAAATTTGACGAGCTTATTAGCTTGCAATCCTATACTACAACAACCGACAGCGCCACAGGAGAAAAGCTACAAACGTGGGCGCAGTACGCGACAGAGTGGGCGCAAGTTGTGGAAGCACCTGCGGGAATTGAGCAAGTCAACGGCGACCGCCGCGAACACAAACAAACGGTGGATTTTACAATCCGTTATAACGGAAGCGTAAGCGTTTACGACCGCATCGAATGGGGTGGGCAATATTTTAATATTATTAATATTCAGGATTTGCAACGCCGAATGTATTTAAAGCTTCAAACCGAGTTGACCAAGTGAATAAGGTTACTGGCATTGAGGACACCATTAAAGCGCTGAAAGCTGTAGGCGCAAGCATTGAGGGTAAGGAGTTACAGGACGTTATGCGAGGCGAAGGCCGTAAGGTAATAGCCACGGCAAAAAGTTTGGTTCCCGCTGACAGCGGCGACCTGCGCGATTCGATTGGGTTTATTACTAGCAAAGACGATAAATTTAAAAGTTCGGTGTTAATTGGCACGCGCCGAAATTATTACAACCATTATTTGGGCGTTATGTACGAATTTGGAACAGCGCCGAGAATACAAAAAAATGGGCGTTATACAGGTACGATTGAGCCGCGGCCATTCATGCGGCCTGCGCTTGATAAAAATAAGCAGTCGATTGTTAACGGCATATTTAATGGCGTTTCAAAGATTGTAAGTAAATTAGCGAAAAAATATAATCTAGAATAACATGCCAACTACAGGACCCGTTAACGGCACGCTGATAGCTATCTATAAAGATATTAGCGGCACACTTACCAAAATCGCAAACGCTACTTCAAACAGCTTCGACATTACGGCCGACATGATTGACGTAACTTCGAAAGATAGCGCAGGCTGGAAAGAATTTATAACCGGTGAAAAAGGTTATACCATGAGCATTGAGGGAATATTCGAAGAGGATGGCAGCGTAGGCGCTGGCGCATTGTCTTGGAAAGATGTAATAACCGATTTGACCGCAGGTACTTCCGTTACTATCGTAATGACCAGCAACGTAAGCGGCGACCTTAAATTGAGCGGAGCTGCATTTTTCAGTAACTTGAATTTGTCAGCACCGAACAACGACAAAGCTACCTTCACCGCTACCATCCAAGGAACTGGCGCGTTGACCGTAGGCACAATCTAAGATTTACCATTGGTTGGTTTTCATAATGAATAGCCCCGCTATATGTGGGGCTTTTGTTGTTATATTTGCATCATGGAAATTAAATTTGGTAAAGAAACTTTTGACATGGTGTTTAACATGAACTCAATTAAAGCAGTTATGTTGGACGCAGGAATGGAAACATTTGCAGATTTGCAAGGAGGTGGCGACATCGCTAAGCAATTAGATTTCGGATTATTGTGCGCCTATCATGGAATTAATGAGGCAGCTGAGATTGCAGGCAAGCCGAAGCCATTTATTTTAATTGCAGACCTTGGCCGAAAAATAACTAATTTCAAAGAGATACTGCCAGCAATGGAAGCTTTCGGCGCATCGGTTACGGAGTTTTTTAAATCCGACGAAGCAGGGGGAAAGTAACCGCCAAGGGTGAAGGCGCGCCGCTAACTTGGCAGCTTATTGAGCGCATTGCATTTGGCGAAATGTGCATGTTAGAAAACGATTTTAAACGATGCACGCCGCGTTATTTTCGGATTAGATTACATGGGTTAAGGCAATCACAACAGGCGCAATACAGAAACGAATGGGAACGAGTGCGATGGCAAACTGCGGTTATGTTATCGCCGCATAGCAAGCATCCTGTAGATCCTTTGAAATTAATTAGATTTAGTTGGGAGCGCGACACGTTAACAATATCCGATAAAATCGAAAAATATAAAACTATCTTTGACAAACTAACGCCAATAGCATCAGCATGAACGCCGTCAAAGTCGCCTATAATATAATGAGCAGCAATGCCGCGCTTACTACATTGGTAAGCTCGCGCATCAATCCGCTGCGAATACCAGAGGGGAGCGCATTTCCCTGCATCAGTTACAACTTAATTAGCATCGTACCTACGCCAACTAAGTCAGGGCATAGCCGCACAGATTGGGCGCGTGTTCAGGTTTCTATATTTGGGACGACATATCAGAGCGCGGCTAACGTAGCCACAGCGGTGCGCACGGCATTCGAGGCGGTAACGCTTCCGGGAACCTTTGCGCAGGTGAAAGTACAGACAATTGAGTTTGACGCGCAGAACGAACTTACCGACGACGAATCGGCTTTCGCTGGCGTGTATCAGATTACGCAGGATTACATTATTAACTACACACGATGAGCAGGTTAAACGTTGTCATTGGCGCTGACATTAAACAGCTCGAAACGAATTTTAACAAGGCGGTTAAATTAGTACAGGAAAGCGGCGACGGCATGAGCGCCAGCGTCGCGAAAGCGGCTAAGGATATACAGGATAGGTTGCAAGCATTGGCTAGCGCAAAGCCCACAGCTCGCGTAGTGCGTCAATTGCAAACTATGGCAATGGAAGCCCGCGCAATGGGGCCAGCATTTGCCGAGATGGCGGATGAGTTTATCCGCGAAGCCGGTAGGATGCAGGACGAAATTGGCGACACTCGCGCAGAGATTGGATATTTTGCAAGCGACACGCGGAAGCTTGACGCTGTTATCGGTGGAGCCAATGCGGTAGCTGGTGCATTCGGAGTTGTTGAGGGAGCTATGGCTGCAGTAGGTGTTGAGAACGAGGACGTTCAAAAAACAATGATGAAGCTACAAGGAGTTATGGCGATGCTTAACGGATTGACTGCGATACAGAACGCGCTGCAATCTGAGAGCGCCGTAGCTATTGGAGCGACTACAGCAATACGAAGGATTGAAGCGTATGTAATGGGGCAGGCAACTGTTGCCGCGCGTGCATATTCTGCGGCATTGGTGGCGACTGGATTCGTTGCGGCCATGGCTGTGATTAGTGGTATAGCCATGGCGTTTGCCGAGGTAGGGCGCAAAACGCAGAAGGCAAAAAAGGACACCGAGGATTTCTATAAAGTACAGGAAGAGAAAGCTAAGAAAACAGCGGAGGCGATTAGTAAGTTTGATGATGAAGTAATCGGCAAGGCAGTAACCAACGCAAAGCGTAAGGGGTTAACTGATCAGCAATTGCGTGACGCTGAAATAAAAGCTATTGAGGCGGCGATAAAAGGCAGAAAGGCGCAGCTCGCAGAAGAGGAAAAATATTCAGCACGTTACACCGAAATATCAAATTATATCATGACGCTTGAGAAGCGTAAGGAGGATTTGATAACTGAGAACATCGTAGCGGCAAATAAAAAGCGCGAGGATTTAGCCAAACAGGCAGCGGAAAAACAAAAGGAAATAATTGCAAAAGCATTAGAAAGCTATACAGCAATATACAATCAATTTGGTTTTAAAGCGGCGCAAAACTATAGTGATTCATTTGGCAAGAAATTTAAAGCCGAGCCAATTAACCCAAGCGATTTAAAAGGCGCAGGGTTGAAGATGGTTAGCGCCATGGATGGCATCGCTAAGGACATAAACAAAAATCCCATTCAATTAAAGATTGATGTAAAAACAGAGTACAGTAGTTTTATCAAGGATTTGGTACAGATGCGCGACGCAATCGACGCGGCATTTGAGCAGCTTATTGAAAGCACATTAACTGCAATCGGTGAGGCCATCGGCGGCATGATAGCAGGAGAGCAAGGCGCATTTAGGAATTTCGGTAACGTGGCGCTTAAAGCGGTGGCGGATTTTATGAAAGCATTTGGTGCCGCGTTGATTACAACGGCAATAGCTTCGGACGCGTTCCAAAAATTAATATTAGCCAATCCAATTGCGGCAGCAGCAGCGGGTGTTGCATTGGTTGCGGGTTCTGCGGTAATTACAGCGCAGCTTAAGAAAGGTCCCGAGTTCACAGCGTTTGCTGATGGTGGTATCGTCTACGGTCCTACATTAGGCCTTATGGGGGAATATCCAGGAGCGCGAAGCAATCCCGAAGTAATTGCACCGCTTGACAAATTAAAGGACATGATTGGCGGCGCAGGAAATGAAAGCGGTTACATTGCAAGCACGCACATAAGCGGCCGCGATTTGGCTATAGTTTTAAATAGATACAATAACGATTACTCACGCGGATAATGGCACGCAAATATTACGGAACATTCAAGAGCTTCAATAATACCGATTGGAAGGTAGAGATACACGATGCGCCAACGGGCAGCACAACAGCAGGCACGGAGTTAAAGTTAGCGGGGGAGGGGTTCACGCTTGATCGCGACGGAGAGGGGAGCAAGTGGCACGAAAACAGAGTGAAGTCAAGCCGAGTAACTGCGCGGTGGGTTATACCTAACAGCACGGTGTTGGATGCGTTTGTCGCGATTCAAACCGAAGCCGAAACCTACTGGACAATGGTTGTATGGCGTGGCACAGAGCTGTGGTTTGTTGGCCGCGTATTAGCAGACCAGTTAAACAGGCTTCGCGAAAGCATCGACGGCAAGCCCGTGATTGAATTAACTGCGGTAGATGGTTTGGATTTGTTGGACGGGTATAACGTTCAGCCCTCGTGGTTTACTTCAGATTTTATCCAGATAAATGTATTGATTAAAGAGTGCTTAGAAGAGTTAAATCTGTCAGCTTTTTGGGCATATTTGGGTAAAACTGATTACTATTTTTTTGATGCTCAAAGTATGTATGCGGCCGATGCAAGCCGTAAAGGCGTGGACATGTTGCGGCTTAACGTGCGTACATTCTTACAAACCTACGATCCGTTTCAGGATATTAAATGGATTGATTTAACAGGGTTGTACGATGAATTAAATATGGTTACATGCAGGCAAGCATTGGAGCAAGTGTGTGAGATATTTAATGTTAGATTTATGCACGCCAACGGCGGCTATTGGATTACTGATGTAACGTCGTATGCAGGTACTACAATCCCATACAGGCGCTACGATAGCAGTATGGTTTATAAGACAACGGGAACCTACAGCCATAGGCAAGCGCTTGGAAATTTGCCGGCGCGTCCACAATGGGCGGCTAAGCCTAATTTGTATTATCAGCCTGCATCGCGCCAATGTATAATAGACACCGAGAGGTTAAACATAGCGTATACGTCGCGCTATAGGGGCAATGCAAGCATTAACGCTTATGAATTAATTGCGACAGAAATACCCACGGGCTCAACTCCTAATGCCGTGCCGTTTAAGTTTAAGATATTGGTGAGATTTGCATACCCTGCTAACTCTACTAAGAACTACGAGCAGGCAGAAATTATACATCGAACTTGGCTGGAGGATAGCAGCGGAAATAAAAAGCAATTGGATGCAAACGGCTATTGGGTTAGTACTTCGTTCGTTGACGCTACCAACGAAAAAATAGATATTAAAAATCAGCAAGGCAATTGGATAACTTACAAGTTTGAAAAGCAATGCACCACCGCACCGGTAGGATTTGACAAGCTTAGAATTGTAATTGACGAGGTTAACGTAATAGCTCCAATGTTTTCCAAAATTGGGGGATGGCGCACCGGTGGAACGATACGCGACGACGTGGCGTTTTGGGGAAGCATCGACGTGGCGTTTGCAACAACTTCCGACTACCAGAATCCCGATTATGTGTTTGAAGTTACTGAATTATTCAACGCCAGCGCGGCTAATTTAGCGAACAGCACACAGATTGAATTGCAGCCAAAGTATTACTACAGCGGGAATAAATACGGCGTTGGTAATATATGGGCTAACGATGGAACGCAATGGGTAATTGCTGACGAATTTTTTGGCGGTTGGGATTCAATCACGAAGGGTACGCCAACCAAAATGCTGGGCGTTGGCCTATCGTCATTGTATGCTGATTTCGTGCCGGTAGTGCGCGGAACTTGGATTGATTCGGGAAGCTTGGATTTAGTGAAGTCATTGTACTTCGATAACTACACATGGGTATTGAATGGGGTTAGCTTTAACCCAAGGCAAGACCAATGGGAAGGCGAATGGTTGGGAGTTGCTCCGGTATACACTAATACCACAACGACAGGCGAAGGCTTGCGAATTGGCAACACGCAAGACGGGATTGTGCGCGACAGATTGAATTTAATTGAAACGCAAGTGAACAATTACCAATCTATGTTAAGCGACATGCCCGATACTATTTTAGGGTATCTAGTAAACGAGGCAGACGGAGCGCCAACGTCCGAGCCAACATTGAACACCCGGTGGGAGGTAATGTTAAAATACACCGAAAGTACGGGTAATATTGATTGGCATTTGCAGGAACATGATGCGAGCGT